GATCGTATTTGCGAGGCTTGGTCCGTTCGCGTGGGTGGTTTTCGGTTCTGTACGCGCTGCTGAGACGCATCGGCCTGCCCCACTCTTCGCGTAGCTCTTCAAGGGCTTCCATAAAATCTACATCCATCAATACTTCAGCGTCGGGATCAAAGCTGCATTTCAACTCATCGCGGCTGAAGTGTTTGCTACATTCAATCGTCATAGAGTGATCTCTCCTTTGCCGCATTGGTTCGCATAAATTTCACCAGCTCGTTTGCGCTCCTCAGAAGTCAACTGGATCACCGCATCAAACGGGTAGTCTGTTCGAAACTTGTCAATCACACAGCTACAACCTTGAACCGCCCAATTCATGGCAAAATGCCGTGGCATCCCCTGGGCTTCAAACTGCGGGGCCATGATCTGGGCGCAGCCGGTGACCCACTGCCAAATGAAACCTGTCTTGTAATCCAACTCGGCAGGCTCTGCCGCATAAAGGCTGGCGGGGAGTAGCAGGGCAAGTAGGGCTTTCATTTTTCCAACTTTGATTCAAGGCGGCTGATTGCTACGGTCATTTCCTTCAACGTGCTGTTGACGTTGCTCAAAACATTCAGCAACTGGGTGTGCGACTCACGCTGCAACTCGGCAAGCGCTTTATGGCTCTCAGCTAGTCGCAGGTCGGCTTCCGTGTCTTTGGTCACCCACATCGTCTCTCGCTTAGAGTGGGCATCGGTCAAATATTTTATGTACCAGAAGCAGCATAGCAAGGTGACTACGTTCACTCCTAGTGTGTTAATCATGTCGATGAGTGTGCTTGCTTCTGCTGGCATTGCTCGGCCTTGGTTAGTCGTTAGGTGGTGTAGGCCAAGTGATGCCCGTTAGGTTTCCGTTTGAATCCAGTGATGGTGTCTGGGTTGTGATGTTTCTAAGAGCCTGTCTGTAGGTCTGCCACTCGGTCTGATTAGCACCTGGGTAGTCGGATACCATTCGCCAATCTGTTTCAGTCAAGAGTTGGTTGCGTTGTTGACGGAGTAAGCGTAGTGGTTCTGCTGCTTGCAGTTCTGCGATTTTTGCTTGGATTTGTTCTTCGGATGGTGGAGACTGCCCATCGTAAAATTTAAGGTTTACTAAAGGCCCATCATTTAGCCCACCAATCCTACCACCAGTAATGGCCTTGACTGCAGTAATATAACTTACCATCATCCTTGAATCTCCTGTACTGATAATGTCCCAGTTAAATGACTTGAAGCTGCATTATAAAAAATAATTACATCCCCCACATAAGATTCAAAATAAGGTCTTATTTTTATAGTAGTAGTCACTGGCGCTAATACAGAGTAAACCAGACTTATTTTCCCCTGTAAATGTGGTTGACTACCGCTGACCCCGAAATAGTTATCATAACCAGAAACATAATTATTGCCTAAAGAAGTTCCGTTTCCTGACGAAAAATTCGCATCGTATCTAAACCCTGTTAAAATCGCTCTTGGACTTGTAACGTTATTATGATATTCTGGAATAAATAAATGTATTAATAATGTATTCGATGTCGAATTTGGAGTTATTGTTACTTCGAGATTTGCACCCAAATAGTCATCACCGGATGTAGTGACTGTGTACGCAGAAGAAGGTGTAAACGTGTCCGTTTTCGTTTGAATCACATGCCCAGAAGGGAAAGTAACCCCACTGCCAATCGTGCCTCCCGAAATCGTCTGAGCAAACGTAGCATTTCCGCTTGAATCAATCGTTAGTCCGGTTACACCAGCATTAGAACTATCTCCCTGCAGTGTCAGACTGCCGTTTGTTGTATTCGGCCTGATCGTGTCCAGTTCTGCTGTTATCGAACCAGATGATTCCGTAGCCATCGTGGTGCTGTTTAATTGAATTTCACCTGCCATTTAACCTCTAACGTGAAGGGTTCCGGTTGTGTTAATAGTACCTGTTGTGTTGATCAGCCCATCAAAGACCAGCATTTTCCCAGCAATCGTTACTGTATTCGTAAAACTGACAGGACCGACATAAAAGCGATGGTCACTGGCGGAAACCGTGAAACTGTCGGTAACGGAGTTTGGGTGTTCAAACGCATTGGCGACTCCTGCCGTAAATACCTGGCTTTGCGTGACCCACTCTACGTCGGTGCCGCCCGAATTAAGCGCCAGAACTTTGCTGCCGTTGCCGCTGTAGCTGGGTAGCAGGTTCCCGCGTGCCACGCTGGCCGTACTCGCGCCGGTGCCGCCGTCTGCGATGGCAAGGTCGGTAATGCCGGTCACAGAGCCACCTGTGATGCTGACAGAATCAGATGCCTGAGTGCTGATCGTGCCCAAACCTAACGTTGTCCGCTGTGCGGCAGCATCGGCATCGTCGAGTAGGGCTCTACCGGCGCTGGTCAGCGTGATCTCTTCGACAGAACCAGCACCCGCCGTAGAGCGACCTAGCAGCTTATCGGTAGCGCTTACGTTTAAGGTCGTGGCGTTGTCACCTGGTTGGGTGGCACTGTCTGCCAGTATGCCTTGAGCGGCAGTAGCGTAGTCACTGGAAGGTGTGGTCGCTGCGCTGTCTAGCCCCAATGTGGTTCTGACGGTAGCCGCATCCGCATCATCTAGGATTGTCCTAGCAAAAGCGGTGAGGTCCGTGACGGCGTAGGTGTCGCTAGCCGTCGTGTAGATCATCTTGTTGGCGGCAGTGGTCAAGCCACTGATTGACTGTAGCCCAACATCAAAGGCCTGGACATCGCTGCCCAAGGTGACGCCTAACAGCGTTCTAGCTTCGCTGGCTGAAGTCCCGCCGGTACCGCCCAACGAAATCGGTACTGTGCCTGCGGTGATGATTTGGTTGGAGATGGTCAGGTAGTTGTCGGTGACGGTGGCGAGGCTGGTGGTCACGGGCTCAAAGCCTGTGCCGGTGACGTAGTATTTCAGAATGTTGTTGGTGGTGTCGTACCAGAGGTCACCATTGTCCGGGGGGGGGTCGCTGTACGGATTGGTAGCGCCGGTCTTGAACTGACCTTCGAAACTGGCTAGGGCAGCTTCTGCTCCAGTCTGTGCCGTTTCTGCGTCTGTCTTGGCCGCCTCTGCATCGACCTTCAGTTGGCGCACGGTGGCGACATCTACCAGCAGTTCAAAGTAGCTGGTGTCCGTTAATTCAACGCCTATCGGAGCATCCTGCTTGGTGAAGTAGACGTTGTCGTTACTGTCATCGCGTACTAGGTCCCGCACAACGTAGGCGGCGGTAGTGGTGGTACTGTCATCACCCTTGAACGTGCCAATTTCCTGCGTGGTCACAAAGGCGCCAGTGCTGTCAAAAGCGAGGAGCTTCCCTGCCAGATCGGCGGTGCCTGCCGCAAGTTTCAGACTGGTGGTGTCCACCTCGCTGACCGTCTCTTCAAAGCCTATCGACTTTTCAATCTTTACGTCGAGCTGCTGGCACATCATCGTCAATTTATCGAACGCCTTCTCCAGCGTTTCTGCGTCGAGCGCGTCATTGTTGACGTAGTCGATGGCCTGCAGGTAATCCGTTTCCCGCTTGATCGTCACCAGCTTCCCTGAAGCAGGTGCACTTAGGAAGGTGACCGTGCCGGTAGCACCTGGATCGGTCAGCGTGAAATGCGTGGTGCGGGTCTGCTCGGTGGTGTCTAAAAAGACTTTGATCTGGTCTAGTTCCGTGTATGGGAAGTTGACGGTAAACGCAGTCGTGCTGCCGTCACCGCCAAACTGAACCTGATTACGTTTTACGCTTACGGTCATCGGAAGCCTCCGCCGGGGGCGACCACGCTGCTTGGTGTCATGTCAATATCAAAGAAGTAGCTGTTGTAGTCCTGGTTGTTTTTTTGTCTGAATCGTCTTTCCATGCGTCGTAGTGAGCCTGGGTTAAGGATTTCTTGCACTTGGTAGTTGATTAAGTAGTCGAACAGCGTGCGTGTTGCCCAGTGATTGGCGTAAGGGATGTTCCCTTTAACAGCCCGCCACCCAGCGGCAGCCGCATCAATGGCTTCTTCATCGCTAAAAATCACATCTCGCCCAGCCTGTATAAATTCAAAAACATCATTAGCTACTGAGCCTGTTGGGCCTGCCGCCACATCTGCCAAAGAGGTACTATACTGGCGATAGTCGTTGAAAATGTAGTCGCCTGCGATTCCGCCAAACCCACTTTGTAAAACACTGGCTACGGCAATTTTGGCAAGCTCTACTGGGTCATCTAGTTCAGCCCACTTTAGTTCACGGCCTTTTAGCAAATCCTTTGAAGCCATTGCCATATAGCCCAATCCCACCATCGGTACTAGGTGCATCATTGCAGGCACGCCCATCTCATATGCACGCGGCCACTGCCTAAACAGCATGGTCAGGCCGAAACTGCGGAACTGCCAGAAGAGCCGGTTGACCATGCCTGCCCAAGTACCTGGCTTTACGCCATCTTCACCGCCAAAGAACCTAGCCATGTATGCGCGTTCATTGGCACCAGGCTGCATGATAGAAAACTCGTTTTCTGTAATCAGTACCTGCTGAATCTTTTCTGCCAGTTCCTGACTGCGTGTTACCGCATCGCCGGTAATGTTACCCAACTTGATTTCATCAAAGACGCGGGTTGGGCTGATTACGTCTAAGCCGTTGATTTTTTCAAAGGGTAGCCCTGCAATGTCTTTCCAATCTGTATCGGAGATGCCATAGCGTTCCAACAGACGGCGGTAATTGGGATTCAACTGGTCCCAGCGCAACTTTGTCGCATCGGCCATGTCTGATGCCATCAAATAGGCAGCACCTTCACGGTAGAAGTTTGTCCAACCGGACAGGCCGTTTAAGCGAAAGAAGTTATTGACTGCGCCTTGTAGAAACTCTGAACTGTCTCGCGCACCCGCGAATCGCCCTGCAGCGCTACCAATTACGCCGTCCATGCCCAAGCCTAGCTTGCGTGCAAATGTCTCAATGTCCTTGCTCTTGCCACGCTGGATCAATCGCATTGCGCCAACATTGACAAAGGCGTTTAAGTACGATGTAAAAAAGTTGCGACCGTGATAGTGCTGGGTGAACGCAAGGTAGATTGGGTCTGTTGTAGAGCTGAAGATCGCGCTACCTAGTTTGCTAAGATTCTGAATGGCAGCAATGCCTTGTGTCCACTTGTGAATCGCTGGATCTGCCACTTCAAACGCAGCCCCACTGACCTGGTTGAATTCTGACTGCAATATCCTGCGTTCTTTTGGATCAAAGTTGTTAGTTTCCAGTAAACGGCGGAAAGCACCATCAGGATCTGCACCCATTGCTTTGATTAGTTCCAAGCTGTCGCTTAGTCGCTCCACGCCTTGCACTACGGCTTGAACAGGATTGGCATGGCCGTACTTCTTGTTGTAGTTGATCCACGATTCTGCATTCTTGAAATGCAGTTGGCGGTTCTGACTAATTTTTGCGGACAGGTTCCGACGCCCTAGCCCCGGTTCTGTTACCAGTTCCACAACATTGCGCTTGCCCGTGGTGATGTTGTTAAAGACTTCTCGCAAAAACTTACGCTGATCTGTTTTGTCCTGACTGATAAAAGTGCGGTCATCTTTGAGCAGTGGGCGAATGTCGCTAAACCAGCGATTAAATGCCTCGTCTGTTGTTTTTTCTTTGCCACGAATCAACATAGCGTCATGCGTCTGTGTAGTCACATGGTCATCTAACCAGCCTATCGGCACGCCTTCCGCTTGGAGCGCGTTAATCATTTCCCGCTTTTCGGCAATCACCGCTTCTGCCATCGCACGCGCTTCAGTGTTCTTTGTAGTTCCTACGCCTTCAAACAATTCAGTCACTAGGTCGCGCTGAAAGGCTTCATCGTCAAACAAGCCCTTGCCAAACGGGAAGCGCCCAAAGATGGTAGGCCGACTAAGTTGCAGATTCCCGCCACCAAACACACTAAGTATGCGACCAATACGCAGTTTGCCCATTGCTACCTGTTTGCTGGCAATGCTGTCCAACGCCCTGGCTCCTCTTTTTGCGCTGCCTACCAGCATTTGGCTGAACGTCTTAGCCTTGTTATTGCCTGCGTCTAGGCGATCTTCCATCCTGCGGTTCTTGAGGATCTGTAGCTTGCGCTGTAATCGTCGTTGCTTGACTTCAAACTTTTGAGCGTTGGTCATGTCTTCGACCACACGCCGAAACTGAACGGTGTAGTCTGGGCCGCCACTTTCGCGGATCGCTCTTTGTTGCTTGCGTAAAGTTTCAACCAACTCCACGGCCTCTGATTCCAACAACCCAAATCGAGGGTCTTTGGCGGTATTTAGGCAAGGGTCGAAGTTACGGGTTCTAGCCATTGGCGATCACACATTCCAGAGTGGCATTTGTTGCATCTACAAAGCTGTCATTGCGGCGTAAATCTTCATCATCCAAAGCCAACAAATTAGCCTCTTCATCTGTAAGCGGCTTGTTTGAATTTTCTAGTTGGGCAATGCGCTCACTAGCCCTAGCATCTGCGGCATCAAGTTGCGCCTGGTTCTGACTGATCGGTGTTGGATCGGGCACAGGCGATGGTTCTGGCGACCTTGGTATATCAGACTGCCACACTTCTGCAGGCGTCACTTCTGGTGCTTCAGC